TTGCGATTCTGGTACTTGGGGGCATGTCACATTTAATAAGGCATGCAAAGAATTAAATAAAAAACCATTATTTGGCACTGAGATAGCATTTGTTGAAGACTCAACTAAAAGAGAAAGACAGCCAACAAATTATATGGCTTTTATCGCCAAGAATAATAAAGGATTAAAAGAACTTTATGAACTTGTAACAAAAAGCACAGAAAAAGAAAATTTTTATTACTTCCCCAGACTTTCGTACTCCGATTTGTTTGATGTTTCTGAGGATCTAATTATAGTGAGTGGAACACATCCAGCTTGGGGAATGCTTCCTTTGGCCAGAAAAAGCAATTTATATATTGAGATGAATCCAATGAGTTCTCGCAAGGCATTAGACTTCTGCGAATCAAAAGGATTTAAACCAATAGCAACTTCTGATAATTATTTCCCAAAAGTTGACGACAGAAAAGGTTATGAAGTTCTTGTTGGCCGGAATAGAATAGACCGAACAGCTCCAATGCATATACTAAATGAATGGGATCTGAAAGATTTAATCCCTTGGGTTCCTGATTCAGCTTTTAAAAATACTTATGAAATAGCAGAGATGTGCAATGTTGAATTACCACAAGGCACAATGGTATCCTTTCATTCTGATAAAACTTTAGAACAACTTTGCATTGATGGTTCTGTAAAAAGGAAAATTAATTTAAAAGACCCAATATATAAAGCAAGATTAAAAAGAGAAATAGATTTGATAGATGATAAAAAGTTTGAAGATTATTTTTTTGTAATAGCTGATATGATTAATTTCGCCAAGCAGCATATGTTAGTTGGACCAGCAAGAGGATCATCAGCAGGTTCATTAGTTTGTTATTTATTAGGAATAACAGATATTGATCCATTAAAGCATGATTTATTATTTGAAAGATTCATTGATATAACTCGTGAAGATTTACCAGATATTGATATTGACTTTCAGGATGACAGAAGAGAGATGGTTATAAATTATTTAAGAGATAAATATGGTGAAGAGAAAGTTGCCCATTTAGGGACAATATCAAGATACAAAGCCAAAAGCACAATAGCAGAAGTTGCTAAAGAACTTGGAGTTCCTGCTTGGGAGGTGAATGATTTAAAAGGTGCAATAATAGAACGCAGTAGTGGTGATGCTCGTGCTGCCATGTGTATAATGGATACATTCAATGACCTTGATATTGGTAAAAAAGTTTTAGAAAAATATCCTCAAATGAAAATAGCATCAAAGATGGAAAACCATGCTAGGCATAATGGTGTTCATGCAGCAGGAATAATTGTAACAGAAGACCCAGTAAGAAAATATTGTTCAGTAAATCATCAATCAGGTGCAGCCCAGATTGATAAGGATGATGCTGAAAGTTTAAATTTATTAAAAATTGATGCTTTAGGTTTAAGAACTCTTTCTGTATTGCAAGATACACTTGATCAAGTTGGCTGGGAAAGAGAAGAACTTGTAAATTACCCATTAGATGATAAAGATGCTTTTGATATTTTAAATAAAGAGAAATATGCAGGAATATTTCAATTTGAAGGTTATGCCCTTCAATCACTAACAAGGCAAATGAAAATATATGATTTTGAAGATATTGCTTCAATAACTGCTTTGGCTCGTCCTGGACCATTAAACTCTGGTGGCACAACTCAATATATTAAAAGAAGAGTTGGTTCATCACCTATTGAATATCTGCACCCAATGACTGAAGAAATAACAAAAGTTACCAAAGGTGTTGTCGTTTACCAAGAGCAAGTAATGAATATTGCTCGTGATGTTGGTAAATTAAGTTGGGAAGACGTTTCACAATTACGCAAAGCAATGAGCAAAAGTTATGGAGAAGAATTCTTTGATAGGTATTGGCAAAGGTTCAAAGTTGGTGCTGAAGAAAATGGTATTGATGAAGATCAAGCACTAAAAATATGGAAGAATATTAACACAATGGGATCATGGGCATTTAATCGTAGTCATGCAATATCTTATGGACTTGTCAGCTATTGGTGTTGTGTTTTAAAAAGTAAATTTCCACTAGAATTTGCAGCTGCATGTTTAAGAAATTTAAGAGACGATGAGCAAGCAGTAAAGTTATTGAGAGAAGTTGTGAAAGAAGGTTTATCTTACAAATCATTTGACAAATTTAAATCTTCAGAAAATTGGTCAGTCCAAGATGGAGAACTAATAGGTGGTCTTATGGGCATAAAAGGAATTGGACCAAAAATGGCTGAAGATATAATTAATAGGAGAGAATTAAAGCAACCATTAACACCAAGACAAAATAATCTTTTAAACACTGGAGAAACTCCATATGATGATATATTTGAATGCGAACGTAGATTTGGTCATATTAAAAAAGACCCAGAATCCCATAATATAAAATCAAAGATAATAGAAATCGAAAGTCTTGAAGCAGACAACCCAGGAACATATGTCTTTTTTGGCAAATTAAAAGAAAAGAATTTAAGGGATTTAAATGAAACAGTAAATTTAGCAAAAAGAGGTGGTCGCAGAGCAGAGACCCACAACCTATGGTTAAACATGACATTTGAAGATGATACTGGTCCAATTATATCAACCATTGATAGATTCAAATATCCAAAGATGGGAAAACCAATAGTTGAAGACGGCAGAATTGGCGATTGGTATTTAATAAAAGGCACATTAAGAAAAGGATTTCGAAAAATTTATGTAGACAAATGGCGTAAGCTATCATAAGTCATTGTTTTTATTGAATTCTTTTTTCACTTTATTACTTTACTTCTCTGGGGAAAAGAGATATCCTATATACATAAATTGAGAAAGGAAACAAAAACATGAACAAAGACCTTAAAATCCCCAGTTGGAACGAACTGAAACTAGAAAAAATTAAACATCTTTTGGTATTGAGCACAAATAGCCACAAAAACCAAGATAAAAATGATTTGGTAGAAGCAATCTCTATTGTTGATGGAATGATTGAAGAAGTATTGAGAAAGGAAACAAAATAATGAATAAACATACTCCACAAAGAAGACAAGTTACTTGCTGGATAGGAAGGCAAAGAAAAACTTGGTGCGGACCATACGCAGTTGCAGTGGTTTGCGGAACTGAATATGAGCCAGCATACCAAGTGGCAAAAAGAGTTCGTGGCAAAAGACATGCCAAAGGCATCACTGTTACTCAGATGATTAAGTCTTGCAAAAAATTAGGTGTCACTGGTGTAAACAAA